TTAAGGAAAGTATTAAAAAATACTGGAGAATTGATGAGTTCTTGAAATGTCATATAATTTATTATATATTAATATTCCTTATATTTCTAAAATTTATAAACTGCCGCTCAATATATATGTATCAAAGCTTAATGTCAATTTAGCATCATTATTTATTGAGTACGATAATTGAGTATTATTATTAATTAAATTAGCCAAATTTATCTTTAACAAAGACTCATTAGTATTATATTTTCTAAAATTAACACTAAAGTCTCTACTTGATATAGATTTAAATATATTAGTTACTTTTTCTTGATCATAATCACTCATTGAAAATTGAAAATTTAAACTTATATTTATAGGATATTTAATTATAACAGCATCTGGTAAATAATTACCAATAGTGTAGACTGGAATTCTATTTATATTTATATTTAATCCGAATGATTCTAACCTATTAGAGTTGGCTTCATTTAAATCTAGGTCAACGTAGCAACTATCACCTATATCAAAATTATTTATTGGTTTTGGATTAAAATTAAAAGTTCCAGAGGTGTTTCCTAATTCTCCTAATAATAAAGTTCTTACGTTGACTTTTGGGTATTCGTTTAATCTATATTCTATGGAATAATTATTTAAATATCCGCTAGAAAATGTAAAAAATTTATTTCCATATTCGATTTTTCCAGAAAAGGAATTATTGCCTGTATAGGATATAAAAGGGTCATTCGAACTCAAAATGTAATTTAAATCCAAATTACTTATAATTGGAGCAGAAACGGAGTAATTGATGTCATTGCTATCTATAGATAGATAAGGATTAATATTATTACCGTAAGATATACTTAAGTCTTCAATTCCAGAAATAAGAGAGTTATTTAAATAAAAGTTTTGGTTTTCTACAGAATATACGTTAAACATTAAACATGATTACACTATATTTTAAGTGTAAATTATTAGAGGTAAAAGGTATATGGCAAGTATTTACGATACAGTTTCTAACTGGAGCAATGGAACTACTTATAAAAAGTATGATATTGTGAAAGGTAGTGATAATCGTTTCTATTATTCAACTAAAGATTCTAATACGTCTAATAACCCTATAACCCCTGCAAATCTCCAGGTTCATTGGGATGGATATATTTCTTTGAACGGAATTTTAGTCCCTAATTTTTGGTGGAAACCATCATATAATGCATCGATAGAAATTAGCCCTGAAATTATAGTTTCTCAATTTGGAAACGGGTATCAGCAAAGAATTTCTGACGGAATAAACTCAGCTCTTGCAAAATTTACTTTAAATTTTGAAGGCAGATCTGAAAATGAAACAGTTTCAATCTTGCATTTTTTAAAAGAAAGAGCAGCCGTAGAGTCTTTTATTTATAATCCTCCAACCATATATAAAAAATCAAATAATAAACTTGACACAAGATATGTTTCTATAAATTGGACGGCTTCATATGTATCATACGATATGTACGTTGTTCAAACTACCATTCTAGAAGTACCTGTTTAATAAATATGAACACATCTTCTGAAATATATAATTTGATCGTAAGTGGAAGTAAAGACATAAACTCCAACCTAACTTCTTTAACACCATCGACACCAATAAACTTTTATGAGATAGACCTTTCAGAAATATCACCAAACTTAAAAAACTTTAATAATACGGGAGAGCAGCCGTTAAATGGAGGAGTATTAAGGTTATATAATGAATATTTCTTATATAACATTAGCAATAACCCATCCGCTGCCATAAAATGGAAAAATAATTTTTATTATCCATTTCCAATAGTAGCAGATGGATTTGATTATACAAGCGCAGGTACTCTTCCAACACCTAGGCTTGCCATGGGTAACTTTAGTCCAGATAAATCTTTAAACTCTTTTTATAAATACATTAGAATGCAAATTGAATCTTTAGGCGATATAGTCGGGGCAAAGTTCACGAGAATAAAAACTTTTGTTAAATATCTAAAAGGTGAAAATTTTCAAGGAGGAACGAATATATTCAATACTCAATCTAGCATATATGAAGTTGAGCTACCAAAAGAAATCTATTATATAGACAGAAAAACTATAGAAAATAAAGTCATGGTAGAGTATCAATTAGCTTCTATACTCGACATAGAAAACGTAGTTCTTCCAGCTAGGACGATACTAGCAAAAAAATGTAACTTTCAATACAGAGGAGAAAATTGTTGCTATGAATACAATTCAAGACTAACAGAAAAACATAGTGGCTGTTACGCTGGTATTGAAAATAATTACGCTACAATTCGCGGTTTACAATCTGCACCTCCAGTAGCAACAGAAAATGACCAATTATTTATTGGAGGTATTTTTTCTGAAGGGCCAGCCGCAGTATCAGCTGCAGCCAGAATTACTGGCGGGTTAGGTAATTCTGGAGTCTGGCAAAATACCGCTAATTACGTTTCTGGAGATTTTGTTTTTATTGAAAAAAATAAATTAAAATATTATTTTGTTTGTATTAATAATCATCATGCAGACGAGTTTAATTACCCACCAAACACTAACTATTGGACTTCAGATACATGTGCAAAAAATATAAATTCTTGCAGACTAAGATGGTTAAAGAATCCAGCATTTAGACCTGTAATTTGGCCTACAGATAGAAATGGAGAAACTTACGATCAAACAATTAGTAGAATCTTTGCTCAACAAAGAGCTAACTCAACAATCTATGCAGCAAAACCTGGAGCAGTACAATATACTGCAAACGAAGTTAATTCTCAATGGTTAACGGGAATAAATGGAGCTCCAGTTTATTTTCCTAGAAGGCCAGGAGCAGAAAATCCAACATCTGAACAAGCGCATGGTATTCCCAAAGATTATCAAGGTAATTACTTAAATGGGCATTTACCTTTCGGTGGATTTCCTGGTGCAGGAAAACCGTCATGATAACCAACGAAATACTCAATTTTATTAAAAATAAATCTTTGACAGATTTACCTAATGAGACATGCGGATTTGTCATAGAAAATAACAATGAAAATTTATGTATTCCAGTAAAAAATATATCTTCTCAACCTAAAGAAGCTTTTAAAATTGATGCGCTGGATTTTTTAAAAATAAAAAATAAATATAAAAAAATACAATATATCTATCATAGTCATCCAGGTGAAATTAAAAACTTTTCTAAATTAGATATACAAATTTCTAATGCAATTTTAATACCTTTTGTATTATATTGTGTTGGTTTGGACGAATTTAATTTTTATTATCCAGGAGAAATATATGATTAGAGTAAATATTCATGGTAAATTAGGTCAAGAAATTGGAGAATTTTGGGATTTAGATGTTGTTAGTGTTTCTGAAGCTCTTAGAGCAATAGAAGCAAATACAGGTAAATTGAGAAAATTTCTTTTAGAAAATAAAGAAGTGTTTGAATACGAAATTTTAATTAATAAAGAAAATCTATTTAGTGAAGTACCTAAATTTGAAACTATTGAAGATTTTAAAAATTCAGAATTTTTCTTAGACATATCAGAAAAAGTAGACACAATAGATATTATACCAGAAATTATTGGTAGCAGTTTTTGGAAAAGAGCAGCTGGGATTTTTCTGGGTGCTGTTTCGGTTGCGGCAGCAATATTTATACCTTTTGTTGCTCCTGTCTTAGCTTTTGCTGCACCTGCACTCTTATTTGCTGGAATTGGTTTAATTGCGGCTGGAGTAAGTTCATTACTATCTAAACCTCCGCCAAACGTACCTTTTACTGCTCAACAAGCCGATGCTATAGATGGTAGCGCTGGTGGACCAAGTTCTTATCTATTTAATGGTCCCAACAATACTGTTGGAGAGGGTGGGCCAGTCCCAGTTGGATACGGTGAACTTATAATTGGCGGGCATAATATTATGAGTAATTTTAGTTATAATGTGAATGCATCAAAATCAAGCGTCGATTCAAAGACAAAACAAGTATCTCTATACGCAACTCCAGCATATATTTTTAATAACAGAGGGTTCTTAATAAATCAAGGCCCTAGTACGACGGAAGTATAATCTTTATGGCAAATAGCCCTAATAAATATGCAGAAGGTTTTAGGAATATATTAAATACATTTAATATAGGGTTTACTTACTGTGGCTATAATT